TCGTCTCATCTTTGAAGGGAAAGACGAAGTAGCCGTCAAATTTTTCCAAGAAAATTTATTAATGCATGAGCAACAGCTCAAGCAAGATTTTTGGTGGTCTGTTTATAATGGTTACGGGGTTGAGCAAATTATTTATGACCCGGATCGATCGTGCAAAGTAATTGGATTTCAAAAAGAAGAGTTCTGGCGCTTTGAGCCAATGCAAGATCTCATTCATGTGAAGCTTCTTTATACGAGCAACATGAATTTGATGAACAAAGTAATGCCTTACGGGAAATTTGTTCTAACGACCAACAATGGAACTTATTTCAATCCATCAGGCGATCCAATGGCTGAGCGTCTTATTCAACCTTGGATTTTCAGATGCAATGGTTGGGACCTATGGATGGACTTTGCAAAAAGATTCGCCAATGGTTTCATGCACGCCAAGATTGAAGACGGATCTAAAAAGAGTGAAGTACGAGTAGAGCTCGAAAAAGCTGCTAAGTCTGCAATCATTGTTACCGATAAAGAGTCAGACCTAAATATGATTCAGGTATCTAGAGATTCTTCTCTCTACTCTATGATTGATGACAAGACAGTGGCTAGTATGCAGAAAGTTATTTTGGGTGAGACCCAAACATCTGACATGCAGGCCAGAGGTTCAAGTGCATCAGCTGGCGTTCACAATGAAGTGAGATTAGAAAAAACTAGAGCTGATATTCGTCTTATTGAAAAATCTTTGGATGAAACAATGAGGCAAATAGCAGCGGTATGCGGTATGGATGTGGCATCTATACCCAGAGCCAAGCTTATTTACGATCCTGGTTTAAATTCAGAATTGGCTTTACGGGATGCTACTTTGAAAACAGTTGGCGTTGAATTTAATAAAAAGTATTTCGTTAATAACTACGGACTTAGAGACGATGAATTTGAAGTTGTTCAGCCTCAGCAATCATCTGGGGGATTCTTTAAGTCTGAAAAAAAAAGCCTATTTTTAAAGCCTGATGATGTTAAGGGATATATAGGTGCACCTGAAAAATGCGGGGACTGTAGATCAATTGAGCTTGCACCATCAGTAGCGCGTAAGGACGCAAGGCAAGAAACTGAAAAAGAAGACGCGGTTGCTTTCTTAACCAGAAATGGAGAGCCGCCTATTAACATAGATGATTTGCTTTCTGCCATTAACCTTTCATCCAGTACCAAAGAGCTTGATGCTAACTTAAATGCTTTGTTTGAAAATAGGTCTACATCTTTTGTCGATACTCTTACCGACACATTATATTACTCTGCTACCAAAGGTGCCCTGCTCGGAAATCCCGAAAAGTTAGAGGCTGAATAATGAAAAAGAAAGATGTAGACCTAGTCAATTCAGTTGCTCGAATAAAGAACCGAGTCGCAGTTGATGAGTATTATTATGCCGAGTTACCACAAGCGATTCGTTCTTTAGCTTTTACTGTTTCCAATCTTGAGAGTCTTAGAACTATTGAAATGGTTAAAAGATCGTTAGATAATGCAATTGAAAGTGGAGCTTCTTTTAATTCATGGAAAGATAACCTAGACCAACAAGCATTAAAAAATCTTTCGGATGCGAGATTAGAAACTGTCTATAGGACTAACGTCCATAGCGTATACAATCAATCCGCGCGATTCAATTCATACACATCAGGCGTCACTCCATACTTAATGTATACGGCAGTGGGTGATGAAAGAACTAGACCAGAGCACATGAAACTGGACGGCGTAATTAAGAGAGCTGATTCTGCTTTTTGGGATGAATACACTCCGCCTCTTGGATTCAATTGTCGCTGTGGCGTGATACCAATGTCTAAAGATGACGCTGATGAAATGGGTATTAGTAAGCGCTCTAACGATTCGTTTCCAGAGCCAGAAGAAGGTTTTGGTAAAAGTAAAATGGGTGATGTTTTGTCTTCAGTTAATAAGGAAGCAGAGAAAGCTATAGATAATATGCCGAAGTCTTCGCTCAAAGATAAATTCAAAGAGTCACAAGATAATATAAAATCGCTTGTTGACATATGGTTTGACAAAAACAAGAATATTTTTGAGTAAGGAAACAAATGAATAAGATTTTTTTAAAGAAATCATTTGCTCTTGATAAAGAAGAGGATGGAACCATTAAGGGTGACATCTCTGGCATTGCGTATAGCGGATCAATTATTGCGGATCACTTTCCTTTCGAAAATCTTATCATCGATGTGTCTACATTAACCGTAGCAAAAATAAAAACTCCAATCTTTAGAGACCATTTCGACGATAAAGTAGCAGGACATGGTCTAGTTACCATTGAAGGCAATACAGTTTTGATTGATGGTAAGATTTCTAAACGCAGTCAATACGGAAAAGAAATCATTGATCTTTCTGAAGACGGTTTCGAATGGCAAATGTCTATGGGTATTTACGGCGGTGAATACGAAGAAATTGAAGACACCGAAGTTAATGGAATTATGGTTGATAGAGGTGTTGCACTTAGAAATGGCACAATAAGAGAAGTATCTGTATGTGCCTTGGGTGCAGACGGAAATACAAGCGCTGAAATTTTTAGTAAAAAAGAAAAAAAGGATGTATTTATGCTTACAAAAGAACAATGGGTTAAGCTTGCTTGCGGATGTGGTGGCGATAAAAACACTACTCCTGATGAACTTGAATCTAAATTCGCTGCCTCTCAAGAAGAGATCGATGAGAAACAAGCTGAAGTAGATGAGCTTAAGAAAAAGTTAGCTGAGGCTGAAGCTGCTTTAGAAAAAATCAAAGAAGAAGAAGAGTCTGAAGCTCGTGAAGAACAATTAAAAGCTGCTGTTGAATCAAAAGGCTTAGAGCTTTCTGTTGAAAAAATTAAATCAGCTGCAAAATCTAAAGATTCTACTGCAATGTTGTTGTCATTCATTGGCGACATGAAAAAAGTTGAGACGTCTAATAAAATTGACAAATCATTTGCTGAAAAACTAAATCTTGGTGATGCTTCTTCTATGCGCGGAAAAGATGATGCTGAAGCAATCCGCTTGAAAGCAAACGCTATGGTTAAATCCGGCGAAGCTTCAAATTTTCTAGACGCAATTAATAAATTGAAAGGAACATAATATGTCTTACAGAATTCCAGGTATCATTAACGCCGTTTCTAAAGCTCCTGCATTGACAACTGGCGAGCGCCTTGTGGGGCAGCTTGTTCACTTAAATGCTCTTGGGCAAGGATCTTTAACTGCATCTGCAATTCACTTCCCAATCACTGAATACTTTAATGCTGCTCAAGGTGACTCGGCTTTTGCCGCTCAAATGACAGGCGTTGCAATGGTATGGGTTGAGGATTTCACAAGCATCGTGCCTGGATCGCCTCTTAAAGCTGGAGCAACTGGTTTGGGTGCTGATTTGGCTTCAGCAGGTGAAGCTTTCTTTGGTCATGCTTTGGCGCCTGCCACTGTTAACGGTCAGCTTATCCCTGTATTGCTCACTAAGGGCAATGTTGAAGCAGCTTAATTTTAATTAAAAGGAGTTTATAAAATGGCAACAAATTTTCCACGTCAGGCAATCGCAACGGCTATCGTTCAAGAAGCTTCTCTGAAGACTTCTGGCTTAGTCGCCGATTGTATTTTCCCTAGAGTTCAGACACCTTGTTTTTTCGAGTACATCGATTGGACAGATGCTAACAACATTCAATTGGTTGATGACGCAGTTACTTGCAAAAGTGATGTTAAAGAAGTTGATCCTGAGGCTTTCAAATTGGTTTCAGGTAAAGTTAAAGATCATGCTTTGACTCAATCTTTGGGTGACTGTTGCGTTTCTCTTTGTGGTGGCGAAAATCTTGCTGCTCGAAAAGAGCAAGGTAAAACAGTTCAATTGATGAATCGTTTGCTTATCAATCGTGAGCGAGAGGCCGTAGCCCTTGCTACTACCGAATCGTTTTACACGCCTGGTACTGGCGCTCCAGATGGTGTTAAATCAAATGAAGCTACGATGTGGTCTTTGACCCCAACAAACTTCAATGATCCTAACTTTGCATTGCTTAAGTATTTCCAAAATATCCAAGTTGGAAATAAGCGCACTGGACGCCGCACTAAAGCAGTTATGAGCCAAGCAAAGCTAAATGCTTTCACTTCGCATCCTAACTTTTTAGGTGCTGGTTGCATCGTGGATCCTGTTACTACCAAAGACAAAGTAGCAGCTTTGTTGGGTGTTAATGAGATTTGTGTTGCCGATTCTTATTATAATTCAGCGCTTGGAAGTACTCCGACATTCACTAGCTTGTGGCCTGATGAGTACATTCTTTTTACTTCTTCTTACGAATTGCTAACTGCAGAAGACCAACAAGTTGGATTCGGTTTTACCGCATACGACAAAGGTTTCCGAGTTAACAACTATAAAAAAGAAGAAAAAGGTCCAGATGACGGTGTTCAAATGCAAAAAATGGCACACGATCTTACACCGATCGTTATGACATATCTTGCTGCTACACTTGTTAAGATCACCGCTTAGGAATTTATGAAAATTATTAGAGCAAGCCGGGACGTTTACGTTCCGGTTAACCCTGAACAACCAGATAAGAATTCAATGAGGCTTGTTCACAAAAATTTGCTTGCTATCATTCCAGAAGAATTTGAATTGCCAGAGGATTCATATATTGACCTCGGAAAGTTCAATTTAAAAAAGACAGATAAGAAGCAATAACATCACATGAGGTTCCAAAATGTATTACTGCGAACCTAGTTCTACATGGGCAACCGTTGATGATTTGTATTCAAGATTCGGCGATGAATATGTTGATAAACTTGCAATCAGAAGAATTTTTGATGTTGATTTAGACTCATATGTTGCAGATGAATCAAGCGAAGGAAAGCTAAGGGTAATTACCTTAGCTCTTTGTGATTCAAAAGAACTTATAAAAAGAAAAATTTCCTGCCTATACAGTAATTATTTGATTCTAGATGACTACATTTTCCCTGGCATCAAGCAGTGGCATATTAAGATGACCATTGAGACTTTGAAAATTGGCGGTGATTGCATGGCATGCGAATGCAATACTAGCCTAGACGAATATCTCAAGTGCGGTTCAATATGTACTGAAGATGGTGTTTGCCTTTCTAAAAATACAACTTTCATTGAAGTCTCTGAATCAAAATTTTGTTGTGAAAGACTGGGACGTTGCAAATGTTGCTAACGGATATTCCTTATTTGAATCCGATGTGGCGATGGTTGCGTGAAGACCCTTCTTTAAAAAGTGAATTCACAGATAAATCTTTTTTCATGCCACACTCAGATTTAATTTCTGCCACAGTTGAGGCGATGAAAAAAGACTGTCCAGCTCCAAGGGCTCTATGGATCTTGCCTCAAGATACGCTCGCGGGCGCGCGCAGGGAAGGGTGTCGATCGCCAGGCACTCATACGTTTTACATTCAGATCATCGTACAATGCATAAGAGATACATTCCAAATCGTTAAACGTGACAATGAGGTTGTTCTTGAAGGGCAATTCATGGAACTTTGTGCTTTGAGAAAAAAAGTAAAAGACTCTGTCCTTGCTTTTGGTAATGACTATAAGAATAAAACGCCTGTAAAATTTGATAAGTTATATTGGGTTAAAGACACGATGTTGTATCCCTCAGGGGAGCAAAAGTTTTTGTCTACTGCTATACAGTTTGAAATTAATATTTATTAAGAAAAAGGAGCTATTAAATGGCACATTCAGGACTTTGCTGCGGACTATACAGAGGAACATTTTATCTTAAAGATTTGTCTAGCCCAACGGCTCCTCTTCTTCCTGTTGGAAATGCCGAAGCAAATATTACTCAAGAGATCACGGAAATCACTCAGCCTAATTTTCAATCTCTTGGCGGTTCTGCTTGTAAAGTTGAATACACTGAGTCTGTTGGATTAGAGCTCACACTCCATTGCACCAATCCTGAAAATCTTGCGATCGCTTTCTTAGGTACTTCTAGTCAATTGGCTGGTGGTACCGTTACTGATGAGCTTCATCCAGTATACTCAGTTGATGAATTGATCCCTTTTGATTTTGTGGCCAATAGACAATCACCAATTGTTGTTACTGATGAAGACGGCACTACAACATATGTCGTTAATGAGGATTACATTCTTACAAATGCCGGCATTCAAATTATCGAAGACTCTTCAATTCCTGTCGATGGTTCTTTGATAGCTGTAAGCTATGTTTACGGCGCAAATTATAAATTGGATGCGCAGACTGTTGGCCAAAAAGAATTCGCGGTTGTTCTGGATGGATTCAATGTCGGTGAAGCGGGCGAAAGAGCGGTTGTTCTTAAGGCTTGGAAAGTAAAATTTGCTCCGGCTGAATCATTTTCTCTTATCGCGGGCGAAGAATTTGCCAATGTAGTTATCAATGGCGAGATTCTTCGCGATGAGACTAAAGTTGTTGGATCAAAATTCTTCACAGTTGAATGGGGAGCTGCTACTTCTGGAGCATACTAATAAATGGCAGAAAAAACCGAGTGCTGCGTCCTTACTAGGGGCGAGTTTTTCATTTCTGATAATTGTTCTGATGAGGGGGGCTGCGATGGTGGCCTCTCTGAGATCATTTGCAATACAGAAAAAGGGTTTAAAAAAGTAGGAAATGTTTCTTCTTGCGTTGTTGAAATTACGTCTCAAATAATTGGCAAAGAAAACGAATACAATAAGACAACAAGTTTATGCGCACGCACACAAGTAACTGGAATAAATATTTCGATTACTTTCAATTGCGCATCCAGAGCAAATTTATTCAGAGCTATGTATGCAGAAATTCCAGCTGTTGGATCAGGTCCAGCTACTCAAGATTTCTGCATTTCTGAATTGAATGAAGACGATTTCTTTGTGTTTTCTAAAAAACTTGCAACCAAGGCCAGTGTTGTTGTGGGTTTATATGACCCCATGGGCAACCTCGTAAAGACTTTGGTTGAGGACTTAGATTATAGATATGAGCCATATGGCATTACCATTGCTCAAGAGATTGATATCGAAGACGCCAGCATACTTAAGCTGTCTTACAACTTTAATACTGCTGGTTATTATGAAATTGATTTCTTATCTAAGTACCAAGGATACAAAACTCTATACTTCAAAGGTACCAATTACGATTCGGACGAAGGTACTATGTTTGACGCCGTATTCCACAAGGTACTTTTTGCTCCGATTAGTACCTTTGACTTGATAACAAGAGATGAGTTCCTTACTCTCACTCTTAGCGGATCCGTTGAGAAACAAAATGGCTCTTGGTTCACGCTCACTAAACAGGAGGCCTAAATTGTCAGAAGACTTAAAGAATATTTTTTCAGAAGGTAGAGAGATTTCCATTGGGGATCACAAGATTGTTATCAAGCAAATTGCTTTAGGAGACATACCAACAATTTTAGATATCGTTTCAAAAGTGTTTGAAGTAATGCCTAAAAATAAGCAAAAAGTCGGCGATATTAAAAAAGAAATTTTGGCTGCTGTATCAAAAGACTTCGATTCAATCCTAAAAGTTCTTTCTGTAACAACTGATCTTTCGTCTGAAAACATTTCACGACTAAATCTTGGCGCTACGGCTAAGATTGTTGAGGCTGTTATCAAGGATAATGTCGATTTTTTTCAAAGCCACGTCGTTCCAGCACTCCAGGAACTGGCGCAGAATCTAGCTGGTATGGGCAAATCCAAAAGTTAGTTTCAAATGGCCATAACCTTAAAGAAATAAAAACTTACTCTGTTAAAAAGTTTAAGGGGTTCTTAGAAGCTGTAGAAAATAATGAACTTGAAAAAGTTAAGTTGTATTCTGTTTCTGTAAGGGCTGGCAGTATGGAGAAAAAGGACTATGAGAAGTTCTTAAAGGGGTGATTTATGGCTGATATGAATTTACAGATAAAAATCACCTCTGCCGTCTCACAGGCAGTAGATAGTTTAAATGAAATAGCTCAGTCACTTTCTGATATTTATAAAGAAGGTGGCCTTGCTGCTGTGGGAATGAAAGCTTTTGAAAGTGCATCTGAGGGCGTTGAAAAAGTAGCTGAAGGTCTTGATGAGGCAAGCAAAGGTCTTAAGAAATTTGGTCGTGAGCTAACGCAAAATGTAACTCTTCCAATATCAGCACTCTCAGCGTTGAGCCTTAAAAAAGTTTTTGATGATGCGGTGATAGGTAAGGGAAACATCGCAACGAATGCCTATGCTGGTGCGGTTCAAAATCTTAAAAAGCAATTCGATAATCTTTTGGTAACTATCGGTACGCAATTAGCTCCAGCTCAAACTCGCACCATAAATTTATTTACAAATATTATTGCCGCGTTCCAAAAGTTAAACCCAGAAACTAAAAAATTCATAACGGACTTCGCTCAGATTGCTGCAGTGGTTGGCCCTGTCGTATTGGGGTTAAGTACATTTATCGGCGTTGTAAGTAAAATCATTGGCGCTCTAGCTCCATTATTTAAGGTATTGTCTTCTATAGCCGGAGCGCTCGGATCAATTGGGGCTATTGTGGGTATAGCTATCTTATCCATAGCAAGTCTTACGAATGTATTTTTGAAGCTGAGAGATGCCGGCGTTGGAACCGCTGCTGCCTTATCAAAAACATTCCTATTGTTCGTAACATTTTTTAATAACTATGTCTTAGGATCAATTGTTGATGGCATCCAATTTGTAGTGACCAAGGTTGGTGAGCTTGTATCAAAACTCAATGCTGATTTGGGTGCAAAGATCCAAGGCGTTGATGTATTTGCTAAGTATTCAGAAAATTTAAAAGCTCAATTTGTCGGGGTGGTTGATGACATCAATGGTGAGCTTGGGAAAATTGGGACGAATGTAACATCTGCTGCCACCTTCGGAATTTCTGATATCGTCACCGAGATAATGACGGCAATAAATGGTGCGACTCAAGGCGCCACGCAAGCAGTTGTTGTTTTCGGTGAAGAGATCGCCAGACGTGCTCATGAAATAAAGCTTACGATAGCTGGTAATATATCAGGCGCTTTGCTTGATATTGCAGAAGGTGCAAAAACTGCTGAAGAGGCATTCAGAGACTTTGCAAAAAGTACCATTAGATATTTATTAGATATGATTCTTAAAGCTCAAATTTTTAAAGCTCTTTCTGGATTTGCAGGATTCAATAACGCGGCTACATCAGTGGCATCCGCATCTAATGTCCCAACATTGGCAACCGGAGGTCACGTTACTGGACCGGGTACAGCAACCAGTGATTCTATTTTGGCTCGATTATCTAATGGCGAGTATGTCAATGATGCTAAAACTGTAAAAACATTTGGAGTCGATTTCTTTGCCAACCTGAAGCGGATGTCTAGGTCTGGCGTGAGCACGCGCAAGGCATCTAGTTCGTTACCTTCATTCGCTGATGGTGGCGCTGTATCTGGTAATGGAGCGCCACAAGTAATCATTCAAAATTCTGGCACTCAAAAAGAGGCAACCAGTACTAACTATGATCCATCAACTGCCATAACAACTATTGTATTGGATGATATTCAAAAGAATGGAAGCATTTCAAAGTCTATTCAAAGGAATTTCGGAGTTAGAAGGAGTAGTTTTAAATGATACCAAGCTTTCCAAAGTATGTTTTCATCGATGATTCGACTCTTCAAAGAGTTCAATTATCAAATGTCATTAGATCAGAAACGGAAATCGGGGCTCAGAAGACAAGACCGATTCAAAGTATTCCAATGTTCAATGTTGTTATGGATATTTCCATATGCAATTCGGATCTTATTAATTTCAGAACATGGTTTAAAAACGAAATAGGATCAGGTGCATATTGGTTTTTGTTAAATGATCCGTTTGATGGAACCAGAAGGCGCTTTAGGTTTATAGAAACAGAATTTTCATGGTCTAAAAGAGGTAACAATCTTTTAACTAGTATAAATCTGGAAGCTTACGATGAGCTATAGTGATGGGTTTAAAATAAATGTTAACAAATTAAATAATGATGAAATGCTTTTGGTTTTACTGGAAGTTTCTCATCCTTTTTTGTCGGTACCAGTTAGGCTGGTAAATGATAATAAAGATTTTGTTTTTAATGGTAACAACTTCCTAGCAATGCCTTTCAAAGTTAAAAGGCAAGATGACGTTCAAGGCGAACTTCCTAAGGTTTCTTTGAGCATTCCGAATGTTGGAAGAACTTTGGTTAAGTGGATTGACTCCAGCGGTGGTGGCAGAAATGCAACCATGTCTATTATTCTTTCTAGACGATCTACTCCTAATGTAATAGAAGAGAAATTAAATCTTGGCATTCAAAGCGTAAGCATTAATACAGAGCTTGTTACTTTCATTCTAATTGTGCAAAACAATCTCTCAAAAAGATCAATGAAATTTACTTATGATTTAAACCGCGCACCAGGTTTATTCTAATGCATTGGGCATCTAAATATTTATCAGTAAGTTACAAAGATATGAACTGCTCTAAATTTGTAGAGTATGTTTTAAGAGACCATTTTGGAAAAGATTATAAATTTCCTCAAAGCGAAGGATCTTTATTCAATCAAAGTGTTCAGATAAAAGAAAACCTTCCAAAGCTTTGCGATAAAACAGAAAATCCTTCAGACGGTGATTTGGTACTCATGCACGGAGCAAGAAGAATGTGTCATGTTGGCTTATTCTTAAAAATACGTGGCGTTGATTATGTTTTGCATTGTGAAAGCTCAATGAGATGTTCAGCTTTGCATAAATTTTCAGATCTCATTAGTTTTGGATTTTCAGTAGAGGGTGTTTATACATGGCAAAAGTAATTTATTTTTTATCACCATTCGATAAAGAAAAAAAACTAGAAGTTAACAGCTCAGACTCAATAGAAAATATTTTGATAGGCTTTAACATTCAAAATCAACCATTGTCTATTTCAATAAATGGGGAAACACCTGATGATGTAGATCTTTCATATATTCCTTCAGATGAAGACCTCATCGAGATAAGAAAACCTGTCAATGGAAATGACTCAAGATCAAAAAGCGATTTAGCAACAATAGTTCAGATTGCCACGCTCGTAATTATTACTGTTTTATCAGGCGGTAGCACAAGCCCATGGCTTATTTCTGCGATTGCTGTTGGTGGTTCATTAGTTGCTGGAGCTCTTAACAAAAGAGCCATGGAATTAATGGAGCAGGGAAGTTTTGCAAGCGCTGCCGAAATGTCAGACATTGAAACTGCTTCAAATTCTTATTCTGTTTCTGGAGCGACAAATACTGCACGTCCTTTAAGAACACTGCCCTTAGTAATGGGTTCACACCGGATGGCTCCTGACATACATTGTGAGGCATTCAAATCAGTATACGGTGAGCAATATACAATTGGCGAAGGTCAGCCAATCGAGACTTCTTTTTATCCTGGTATTGATGGAGCAAACGGCGCTGCCGACCCATATTCTACTTGGATACCAATGCCAAAAGGTTTTTTGGAGTTGGGTGCTGGTATAGATAATACATTGCCACCATATGATATAAAGATTGCTCCGTATCATTTTGGATTTAGAGCTGTTAATCCGTCATCGCCGAATCTTACTCCAGGTCAAATAAGCTTGGCACTTGCAATCGTAAAAGATTTTTATAACAATGGCGGAAATTTTATGTCTTTTTCAAGTCAATTTGGATCAGGCGAATTTTCACCTTTGGTTATATACCATCAGGACCCAGCTGATCCATATTATAACAGATATAATTTAATGCATTTTGTTGTTAGATCTTTTCAATATCTTAGGCCGCTTACTTTTGGATTTTCTTGGTATAGTTATATTGATGATGTATTCACAAATACTCCTGATGCAACTTACAATACATTTTGGTATTCAAATCCTCCTGGAAGTTCTAAAAATTTAATAAGAATTAGCTCGCCACCAGTTGAGCAATTTTATTTCAATGTTGCTGCAGCTGACAATGTTGCAACAGTATTTAATGCCATCTTTTTTTATTTATTATATTTAAATGGTGGAAACCTGAATTCTTCAAAAACAGTAAATTGGATGACAGCTTTATATAGAAGGACTTTGGCAATAAAAGATTTCGGAAATGAAGGCGTTGAATATTCAACTCAATTGATGAATTACGGGATAGGTGATTTAGAAATAAAAGAAAGGCTTATCGGAGCTCTTGACGTTGACAAGAACGACATATCTTTAGCGATGTATGCTCCAATTGACCAAGACTACTGGTATGTTCCTCCAATTATTCCTCCAGGTACTCCGCCTGTTTATCCAAATTTTTCTCATGACGTCTTAGCTATTGGAGGTAAGAAACTTGTTAATGTTGATTCAACTGAAGACCCTATTCTAGTTAGCGATAACAACCAGTATAACTTCACATACTTCGAAGGGCAGCCAGGTCTTGATGGATTTTCATTTACAATAACAGGTCAGGTATATGCGACAAACACCACGACAGGATTTGAGTCAAACAGTGCAAAATTGGAAATGCAATATAAACTAAAAAGTGAAGAAAATTGGAGAATTTTTACAGATGCTCTTCAATTCGTAAACGACAACACTAAAAAACTTTCGTACAAAAAAACTCTCGGGATTTCATATCCTCCTGGATCACCTAACCCAGTTGAAAATGACAGGTTGCAAGTCCGTGTAAGAAAAATGGATTTGGATTCAAACAACAATGATGGGAGTAAAGTCTGCAATCTTTATATCGACCACATAAGATTCGTAAGAACGGAACTTCTTTCTATCGTTTTTGATTATAACAAATTCAATGCACCAATGAATATTGAAGGATTGTTTTTAACCGGATTAGTGACTGATTCTGCTCAAACAAATAAATATTCTGCTTTGGTTGAGTCAAAATGTTGGGTTTATGACTTTGAAGAAGAAGAATGGGTTTGGCAGTTAAATAGAAATCCTGCTTTTTGGTTTTTGTTCTTTGCAAAAGGTGGATTTTTAAATATGGATTCGGATGGTACTTTCGTCTATCCTTATTCGCCGACAAAAGGTTGGCAAAACTATACTGGTCATGCAAGTAACTCAGAAATTATTTTCGGATGCGGGCTTACTTTCGAAGAAATTGACATGGATAAAATTCTCGTATGGGCAGAGTTTTGTTATGACAATGATTTGAATATGGATATGGTTTTTATTGACGACACAAGCTGCGCTGAAACACTTGAGCGAATTGCAAATGTTGGAAGAGGATCCGTAACATATTACAATGGTAATTTATCAGTAATATATGAAGACGCTGAGCAAGTTCCGACATGTTTATATGGAATGGCTAACATTTTAGCGGGAACATTTTCAGTTGATTACAGTGTGGCAGACCCTGTTTATAAAATAATAGGTAAATATGTAGATAGAACTGATTGGGAGTCTAAAGAAGTTTCTGCTCTGGTTCCTTTTTCAAATTCAGACAATTTAAAATCAATAGAAATAAATTTGGAAGGCATAACAGAAACATCGAGAGCGCAAAGGGAAGTGAATTTGCTTGCTGCCAGACAATTCTATCAGAGAAGAATATATTCTTGGTCCGTTGACGTTGAAGGATTGCTCGCCAAAAGGGGTGAGGTTGTTTATTTGAGCCATGATTCAACTCAGTATGGATATTCTGGCCGTGTTAAGAACTTTATTATTTCAGGTGGTGTTGTAACTGGAATACAAACATCATCAATACTTGATTCATCAATCTCATACATAACTGTTAGGCATCCAGATGGTATACTGAACAATTATTCTTGTGAAGTAAGCGGGAATAATATTGTTTTTACAGATCCGTATCCTATCAGCGCAGCATCTGCATACATCGATGTTGACCAAGAAAATGTATCGAGTGCTTATACTGGTTCAATACCAGAGGACTTTATTTTTATAGCTGGAGCAAAAGAAACTCCTGGAAAGCTTGTTCGAATAACTGAAATCACTGCAAATGATGACATGTCATTTACCATCAGGGCGGTTGATGAAGACCCCGCAATGTGGGCACATGAGTATGAATCTGAACTTGACCCAGAAAGTTTTGATGACTCAGAGGTGGTGTTTTCTGTTGCCAACATAAAGATAGAATATCCTGCCAAAGGTCTAGTTACATTGTATTGGGAAAACATAAATGGTGATTTCATCGAAATTATAAATGAAGAAAATGAACTTCCAGTTGAGGCCAATGGCGCTTTCTCTTTTACGGGTGGCAAGGTAACTCTTGAGCTTACATCTGGACATAAATACACTTTAGTCATTAAGCCTTTTTCAATAGGAACGCCTTTTAAAGCCGTTTCTAAAAGGATCAGAGTATGGCCGACATAAATATTAGCGAAAACATATCTAAATTGCTTTCTGAGTTAGAATCAAAAATGGAAGACATGACCCCTGCGTTTAAAGACATTGCGGACTACGAATGGGGACAGACTAGAATGAGGTATGTTAACCAAGAAGACCCTGAAGGAGCCAAATGGCAAGACCCATTTACTGTTCGTCGAGATGGTGGTGGCGTTAGATCTCAACAATTCAGAGATCCGTGGCCATATGTAGTAGCAAGCAATTACAAAGCAGCTCCGCCGGGTTATCATTTTTTTGATGCTGGCCGTGGCGATAAGATTTTGCGCGATACAGGCACAATGTTTAATTCAATTGGTCGTGCATATGGTCCTGATTATGCTTTAGTTGGTACCGACATCGAATATGCTACAAAGCATCAAGAAGGTATAGGCGTTAAAAAAAGAGAGTTCCTTGGTATCAACCAAAAGACCTATGATAACGTAAAAAATGTTGTAGAGTTTTATTTAATGGGAGTTAAAAAATGATTAGATGGCCAGGGATTGGTTTATGGGGAAATTTCGAGCCTTGCGAAGAAGGTGTTTTAGCTGCCATCAATCAAAACTTTTTTATTTTAGATGTACTGACTCAGATGTCGATTATTGATTTTGTCACTGAACTTCCAGCTGATCCATTAGAAGGTGATAAGTATATTTTAGAATCCTCTTCATACGCATATGATGGTGGTCCTAATTATATTATGGTCTTTGACGGTGGAGAGTGGGTAGCTTTAGAGCCAAGAGCTGGTTATTTAGCTTATGTTGAATCAGAAAATAGTTTGTTTTGGTATAACGGAACTGGCTGGGTATCAATCCCAACAAACATTGGTGATGTAACTGGACCTTCTTCTGCTGTTGATAATACCATTGCAAGATTTGATGGTATCACTGGTAAATTTATTCAAGATTCATCTGTAATTTTAGATGATGACGGCAATATCAGTAATGTTAATTTGATAAGTTCAGAAGTGTCACAAACAATAAATAATATAGTTGATACATTTGAGCCAAAAATACTTATTAACTCTGCTGCGGTCGGAGTTGACCAAGCGTTATCTTATTTTGATTCTTTTGCTGTTCGATTTACTGGTGCCTTGGTATCAATTGCAAGCATTGCCGCTCCCCCTGCCACGTCATATGGCAGGTTACATATTTTTATAAACTCAACTGGCGGAAATTTAATTTTCAAAAACGGCTCATCCATTGTAACTGGCACAGGATCAAATTTATCTGTTAAAGATACGGCTGCTATATGGGCATTTTATGATTCATCACAATCAAAATGGATAATTATTGGCGGGTCTGGTTCAGGCGCAGGTGGTTTGGTTGTTCCAAACAATGCCGCACGCTTGGCAATTGCTTCTGCAGACCGATATGATGGAATGATGGTTTATGTTCAGGATGTAAAATGGAATTTTCAATTGCGAGGCGGTATAGCTGACGCAAATTGGTTTCCGGTTGATGCTGATATTAAATATTATGGATCAGTTCAAACTCTTGCGAATGCTTCGGCGATTGTTTTGACAGGTGCTTTACGTCAAAGGGTTAGAATAAAAGGAAATGTATCTGGAGGAGTAGTTTTAACATTACCAAACGGATCAATAGACAATCAAGAGCTCTATATTCAAGGTGATGATGATGATGCTTTTTTTACTATTGCCAATGGCAGCAATGTTTTTCAGAATGGTGACAGAAGTTTCTTTAAAAACCAGATTGGTCAATACTTCTGGGACGGAACGCAAAATTTATGGATATCTGTTAACGGGGGTTTTTAATGTTTAGGTATTTATTGTTCATTTCTTTTGTTTTGATTCATGCATGTTGCGGAGGTGGAATTGCGTTAGCTCAAAGCGACAATGTCATTTCAACTTTTAACCAAGCTGTCGGTACCCACTACAGAGAAAATTTTGTTAAAAACCAAAGCTTTGAAAAAAACGTAAGTCTTGGAGTAGTAACGAGCGGCTCATCAACAAAATCATGGGTGACATCGCCAAGACTTTTCGGGCAGAGGGCTGTGCAATGGCTTCCTTTTGCAAATGGAAACACAATAAAGTTTGGAATTAAAACTCTTCCAGATGGATTGAAAGCCGCCGGCAGCAATCAAAATTGCGAAATGTTTTTTACTTATCAGGGGGGTGCAAGTTCATTCTCTGCTTCAGATACGGCAACGGTGGGGCTTTACAATGGCGCTACTAAAATCGTCGAATACCCTTTGCCCACTTTTACAGACAGTGGTCCTAAGCTCTATCGAAACACAGGTTTTATTATACCATGCTCACGCGCGGTAACTGACGTTGTAGTAACTGCGACTGGATCTTTGTTTTCAACACTGACCTTTGATGAAGTTTTTTACGTTCAGGCTTCAAGCATTGGATCAGTTCAAAACTCTTATGAAGCAACAATGTACAGAACTGGAGGCTTGTCTTTAGGACCAAATAATAATGACGTAAAAGCAGCAATGAATGCCACAGCGGTTGACACCGGCGGATTTTCAGACATTGCAAACGGCAGAATGTCTTTCAAAGGAAGCTATGTTTGCAGTTTCAATGGAAGAATTGGGCTCGCTAACACGAATGTTTTGAATACCTATTATACAGCGAGAATATACAAAAATGGGTCGTTAGTTTCTGCAGGCGAGCAGTATCTTGCTGCAGCTGGTACTTATCTAGCAGTCACGGTAAAGTCCCCAGAGATTCAAATTAATGCAAGTGATTATGTCGAACTTTATATCGGTAGCTCTGGAAATAATTCAAGCAGCACTTTAACCGTCGTCACGGGTTCAGACAGTACTTTTCTGTCTGCCAAATGTTCGGTTCCTGGCGCCAATGCCATCACCGCGAATAATTATGACTATGCACGGAGATCTTATACTCCAGTGTTCAGCGGACTTGGCACTGTAACAGCAATTGATTGTGGTGAGTCGAGACAAGGCCAATTTAATCTGGTTGATTGCAAATTTACAACTGGAACAGTGACTAGTTCAGAGGCAAGAATTTCACTACCTAGTGGTAACGTCGTAGATCTTGGCGTGTCTAGTGTGCGGCTGGCATACGAAGGAGCAATTTTACGGAATGATGGAAACACCAATGTAAATAAGACAGGCGTTGTATTGATGAATGGGGGACAAGGTTATGTCACCTTATCGAGTGACGAATATGTTCCAGCTATTAATCCCCTTGTTTCTCAACCAGGCAGCTTCATGGGATCTGGAACCCTATATAATATTAATTTTAAAGTACCCATTAAAGATTGGGCGGTAACTCAGGGGGCGCCACAACTTGTTGGTAGCGTTACGAGCAATTCCTTAGGTTCGTTAAGAATAGAAGGCGCCTATGTAACCAACACGGGAAGTGCATGTTTAGTCTCTGGTAGTTCTAGCTCATGGCTTGGTTCGCCGGCAAATACAGCAGTAGGGCAATGTACATTTTCTTTGTCAGGATGGAGCACGGTTCAATGTTTTGGTAACACGGTTACTAATTCAGCGAATGATTTTGTAAGAGTAGATCAGTCTATTCCTAGTGTAACAACTTTGATAACTAGAACGACAAACGTTGCTTCTGGTGGGACCGCCCTGAACGAAAATTTTAATTTGTTCTGTTTTGGCATTAGAAATTAGTTAGGAGGTCCCGTGGAACAGATACATCAAGCTTCGAGTCTAAATGAAGTTATTATTGGTAAGTACGATTTTTGCACTATTCAAGGATAAACAAGGATGGTGACTGCCGTGCTTACTACATTAACAACCATGATAACAGCAATGAAAGCGTTGGGGATTGACGCCCCATTTATTTTCCAAAGCGTTGTTACGTTTCTGGTCTTAGGTATAGCTATTTTTTGTGTGCTTGGTATTTTGTTTATTTGGTTGGTGAAGAAGGTTAAAGAAATTATTCTAGATCAAACCAAGGCGAATGATGAGCGAGTTGACAAATTGGTAAAAGCGCTTGAGTCTCATAGTCAGAAGTTTGGAAGTGTCGAAAGTGATCTCAATACTTTGAAAAAAGATATGGGTGACCTTAAGGAAGACTTTCATCAATTAAAAGAACAACTTGTCAGCGATATGTCTGGCAAAGCAAGGGAGTAAAAATGGCTACAGTTACTAAGGCTTATGATATTAAGGAATTAATTGAAATTGTTAAAGAAGAGGGCGGTCCAGAAGCTGAAAAGTTTTTGAAAGCAAACATCAATGCAGTAAAAAAATGGTTAACACTTTCTGCCCCAATCTCTGCAAATAAAGTTGATGATATTGCAATTCCATTATCAATTTCTACCCTCAGCCCTTTGTTAGACAAAGTCATTGACCATGTCGATGGCAAAATTGGTTAATTAAGCCTGGGCCTTCGGGCCCTTTTTTATTTGAGGAATCATGTTAAATTTTATTATATTCGCTGTTGTTTTGTTGATTCTTATATTCAGCAATGCATGCACAGAATCTTTGCCGATTCAAAAACTAGGCTCAGATAAAACATATAAAAGAGATATGATCATTTGCGTAAATGATATTTGCCGAGAAGGATCCATTTCTATGCCAATAAAAGCATCGAATAAAATCCGTATCGATGCACCTAATGACCTAGACCAGCTTGTGATGAGCAATTGCTCCGGTGAATGGGATTATCCAAATGCTTGGAATTTATCTGTCAAAGAAAAATCGGGACCATTTGGTTGGTTTTCAAAAACTGTTGATAAAAAATCAATGCGTGAATTTTCATATTATCCAACTGGGGAAGAGTTTACCTCTGCTTGCCCAATGTATTTTTATAGCATTCAAAAATCTGGGAATATACAGTCTTGGGGTTTCATAGACTGGCAGACTGAGGGATTTAAATTGAATGGCGAGATGATATGTAATGGAGCAAAAAGATTATTCGAAGGTGTTGAAGTTTGCCAGACAAGGGAAGGGCTTTTAACTAAATTATCTTTTGATGAGGTTGTTGCAATATCGCCCGATGTGTCTTGCGGTATAAAAGAATCTCAGAGCAACAATTTTGAATTCGAACAGCCAAAGGGGTTTTGCGCTATTACATTTCTTGGTAAAGATTCTAGAAAAAAAGGCAGAGTGACGCTAATCGGATATGAAGGGTTATTGGTGAGGTAATGGTTTTAACTTTAATTTCTTTGTTCGGACCTATTGCTGCAAAAATACTTTCTCAGTTGTATGCGGAAAAATTAAATCGTGGTGAAATTTCTAGAAATGAGGCTGCAAGTTTCATTCATTCATTAGAATCTAATGTTGAAGGATTTTTAACTCCGGCTAAGATTAGAAAATCAATTTTAAATCAAGATGCTCGGTTGGATGAAATCGCAGCTGAATGGGATAAGGATAAAAACAATGCTAGCAAAAATTAAGGCTTGGTGGACCTCTTTATTCACTAAAAATACTAAGCAAGGTATAGACCCCAAACCTCCGGAAACTTTGAAGCCTGAACCTTTTTTAATTCCTTCTATCGCAGTAAATTCACCTCGAAAATTAGACAATAAAATAGAAACGATGATTGATGATTGGCTACTAAAAACTAGGCCAACCAAATTCAAAGATGCGATAGCTCGTAAAGATGCGAATGCGATTTGCGGTATGGCTGCTGAGGCTTTATCTGAATTTAACATTCGAGAAAAAACCAATTCTAACGATGGTGACCTGGTTGAGCGAATTCAAAAAACAAACTACGGATCAAAAGGCGATGCGTGGTGCATGTATTTCGTTCAAACTGCAGTGGCTTATGCTGAAAAGAAAACCGGAAAAGTTTCTAAAATATATTCATCTGGCTCTTGTGCGTCCGTTCGAAAATATTCAAGTTCACTTGCAATAGACGGCTCAAAATCACAATATGGTGACATATGGGTTTGGATATACAGTGCAACTGGACTTGGCCACACGGGCGTGTTCGAAGGTTGGATCAAATATCTGATCTCTGCAGTTTTAAATGAAGGCAATACAACGGCTGGTAAAGTTGGTGATTCAATCGTCCGCGAAGGCGGTGGTTCTTATCAAACTGAACGAGCATATGACACCAACAAAAAATCAAAAATGTATTTAGGTATGGTAATCAGACCTTTTTAGGAGTTCTTATGGGAAAGATCATTAATTTTTTTAAAAGATTATTTGGCATAAAAGAATCGCCGGTTATTGAGGATGCTCCAAAAACAACTGGAAGAATATCTTTATCTTGGGAAACAGAATCCAATCAAGATAGAAAAAAATGGAGTGACCTTTTAACTTCTATCATAAAAAACGACATCGCTCTTTATAGATCGGCTACCGACATTGGTCAGCTGCATCCTGAATTTAAGAATGCTTCTTTTGAGCGCCAAGTAAAAATCATTGGAGAGTTTTGGGTGGCCATGGCTTATTACGAATCGGGATACAATCCAAAATCATCAAGCGTTGATGTTGGTAGCGTTGGTAACCTTGAAACATATTCGGTCGGTCTTTATCAGATGTCAGGCGTGGATAGCGCAGCAAAGAAATACGGCTATAAATATGAAGCTCTTAAAGACCCTTTGAAAAATATTGAGGTGGCTACTGAGCAAATGAGAAGACAGATTGGCAATGCAAAATTGATATTTTTGCCAAATGCTAGCAAGTATAGATATTGGGCGGTTGCACTCATTGGAAATAAATATTCTAAGATTGCCGAAATAAAGAGCAGAATTCTAAAAAATGTTTCTCAGTAGTGAGTCCATTTTTTTCTGAATTCATCGAATTCCCATCCCATTGCAATTAGTTTTTCTCTTACTTTTGGATATTTTTCACTCATATGAAAATGCCCTTTGGTGCCTTGTTCCGTGTGGTGCTGCCGACAATAATGAAGTATATTCCACCATTCATCAGGTCCGCCCGATCCCCTTGCTTTAATGTGCGCGGGATCGGATCCGAAACGGTTACAAGCAATGCACCTCGATGTGTGAGATACATCAAGCAATTCACGGTCAATCTTGCGCTTTGTTTTTTGGAAAATCGCTGGCCCCCTTGGCGAGATCTAACAATAATCTTAACTCAGCCAATCTAGCAGTATAAAGCTTATAATTAAATTCATGCGTACCTCTTAATGATTCAGTTTCTGCTTCGAGAGCCAATTCCCTTGACCATCTTTGTTTTCGCTCTACTGCCTCAATGGCCTGATTTATTTCTTCTTCACTAAATTTCATTTGAAATGCTCCTTAAATCTTTTTATCCAACTGTCAGCTTTGCTTTGTCTTTTTTCTTCTTCTGAGGTGTCATCAATAATTTCAACTTCAGAGGCTAAAACGATTTCTTCTGTTCTTTTTAAGATGTATGCAAGTTCTTTAGGCATTTTATTCTTGCACCAACCTGCACAGATAAACTCTTCCATGCAATAAGTGCATACATAAGTTTCGTCTAAAATTTTTGATTTATTTATTTCTCGCATTTTTCATCACTCAAAATAGAAATTAATATTTTTTCTAAATGCTCAGCCATTCCCCAAGCGCCGATGGCTTTAAAATATTCAATCGCCGAATGGATCTTTATGACTTCTATGGTCACGACTCACCTCTGGCTTTTTTTATTGCAGCATGAGCAAGCTCGCGAGCCTTAACAGCCTCTGGTACCGCCAAGACATTCACTCCCCCCTGGCGAAGTATTCCGAATGCGTCGAGCATAGCCTCTAAAGCCTCAAGCATTTCCGGAGCCGCCATCAGAAGGCGTGTATTTGCCTCGCCTTCGGGCGTATTAAATCCCAATACCAAAGCCAGGCATCCCTCGGTTGGCTCGCCCTGGGCAGTTTTGGATTGATATACGATGGATGCTATGTGGGCTGAGTTTACATTTAGTCCCCAAGGGGTTTTGCTATGGTTCATTGGGACTCCATTTGGGTTCAAATTTAATGATGAGAGAGCACTCAAGTGTAAAATCATATGTGGTTAAAACTAATCCATATTTAAGTCTGTGACAGAAATCTTTATAGCCTTTTACGGGCTCTCTGTAATGGTAATGGTCTAGGTAATGCTGGACCTCAACAATAGCATTTTGGTAGTTTGGATAATCATAATTTTCTGAAGGCGACCCAACCACGGAGTTTTTCAAAGAGGCATTTTCCCCATTTGGCTTTGCGCATCCGACCATAAGCATTGCTATCAAAATGAAACATATTTTAAGCATTTTTGATTTTCCTTATACTTATATACAATGCATTTATGGTGCCAGGTATAAAGCAACTTGAGCCTAATGGGCAACTTTTTATCGTCTAACTTATATACACTGTCAAAAATCTATGCAAAATTTACAATTCATAGGGAGTAAGAATGGCTAAAAAAGAAATCGTTATAAATTGCAAAGGATTGGCAACTTTCGCTTTATCTGAGCTGAATGAGTTTCAAGGTGAATTAAAAGAGCGTAGTCCGGAACGAAAAAAGAAACTTCGAAAATCTATTTTGAAAGATGGTTTGTTGGCTCCGTTTTTTATTTGGGAAGACCTTGAAACTGCAAAGCTTAATATTATGGATGGTCATTCTCGCCGAGTAATTTTAAATGAATTAAAATCTGAAGGCTGGTCAATTCCTCAGATACCAATTGTATTTATTGAGGCTGATAATGTCGAGGATGCAAAAGTTAAGCTTCTGGCGATTTCTTCTCAGTATGGTCAAGTTACAGAAGAAGGGTTGAAAGGTTTTTTAAATTTTGAATATGACCATAATGAATTGTTTGGAAGCATTGAGCTGCCATCTATTGATATGAGTGTTTTTGAAATTGATGACGACAGCACGACAGTAAATGTCACAGAACATACTCGTGAAATTAAGAATACTGGGCGCGAAGTTGATCTTAATGACTTTGAAAACTTCCAACACAAATGCCCAGGATGTGGGTTGGAGTATAATACCAAATGAGTTTTGAGCCGTGGTTTTTAAAAGATCTTCCAAAACCTGCTTATGGATCTCACAAAGTATTTTCCTGCTTTCATTGCGGTGGCGGGTCTACCATGGGTTATAAACTGGCCGGCTATGATGTACTTGGCGGAGTTGAAATCGATCCGAAAATGATGCAGGTTTATAAGGCGAATCACCATCCGAAGCATTCTTACTTGATGGGCGTTCAGGACTTTAAGAAAATTGCAGATGCAGACTTACCAGTTGAATTATTTCATTTAGACATTCTTGACGGATCACCACCATGTTCTTCATTTTCAACTTCAGGCAGCCGAGAAAAGGCCTGGGGCGAAAAGAAGAATTTCCGCGAAGGCCAAGCCGAACAGGTCCTTGATGAATTGTTTTTTGACTTCATTGATATTGCTAAAAAATTACAGCCTAAAATTGTCGTTGCTGAAAATGTCAGAGGACTGATTGAAGGAAATGCCAAGTATTATGTGAAACGGATTCATCAGGCCTTTGTTGAAGCCGGTTATGATGTGCAGTTGTTCTTACTAAATTCAGCCTTCATGGGCGTTCCTCAGCGACGTGAGCGCACTTTCTTCTTAGCTCGCAGGAAAGATTTAAATTTACCGTTGCTTAAGCTTTCTTTCGACATGAAGCCCATTCCAGTAAAAGAAGCTTTTGTTGGGATTACCTGTAAAGGCCGAGACCGGACCAAGTCGATAGATTATAAATACTGGAAACTCACGAAGCCCGGCGACTCTCTTGCAAAGGTTCATCCGAAAGGACATAAATTTAACAGCATCAAGATTAATCCTGAAACGCCGGCTCCAACAATCGTTGGAAATGCGCATGTAATTTTTCACTGGGAGACCATGCGGAACCTTTCAGAACTTGAATTTAAACGGCTGCAATCCTTTCCAGATGACTATAATTTCCCGAATGAACGGCAAGCCGGATATATGTGCGGCATGTCGGTTCCACCAAAAATGATGGAAAAAGTGGCGCTGGAAATTAAGACGCAGTGGCTAGATGTCATAAAGAAACCTATTAAGCTGAGAAAAAAGTAACGCATTAAGACAATCGTGCTTCATGTTCTTGCATTTTATTATTTTTGTATACTTTGCAAGCTTTGCTAGGAATATTGATTTTGAAAAAAGAAAACCCAGCTTTTTAGGGCTGGGTTACTTAGAAAGACTATCGTGGTAGATATCTTTTTAAGTCAAAGCTCGCTCGAGCGCAAGGACTTTTTGCTTAAATAAAGCACTTTTTACCTGGGCAATTCTTTTTCCACAAAACCCGAGTCGGCAAGGCCTTACCCTCGTTAAACAAGGCATCAGGTGCATGAAAGTGCAGCCCTCCAATAATCATTGATTGAGAAATCTGGTTAAATTCCTTTTGAGGAAAGACCACAGGCCGAGCGTTAAAGATTTAGTAAATGGTCAATGGCTTGCCAAAGACTAACGATAGGGGACGGCGCTCGTGATTTTTACAGGTGTTTTATTGGTTGATAAACAGTAACGGGGAAAAACCATTCTGGGGACATAGACGAACTAAAGATAGTCGAGCGCTTTGTTTCTAAATTTTATTGTCGCTGGTTGCAAACTTATGCCTCTAACAAGAAAGAGGAATTGCTCTCAGGATGGTTTGGAAAGTTACGAATGAATCATGTTGCTAACTAGCTCAGCCATGGGCAAGCAAGCAACAAGTCCCCTCGTATTGTCTATTGATTATTTTTTATGATTGAGGATAAATAAATTATGAAGCTTTGGGTTCTTGAATACACAATCGGCTCTGTTTCGATATTTCTTAGCCCTTCTGGCCATGTCTGCAATGATATTAAATTAGCATTAAAGTTTAATTCCTTTGAATCTGCTTCGGATTACATGGCTGGTCAAAACCTCCTAATTAAATTTACTCCGAGTGAACATATTTTTGATTTTAACGAAAAATAACTGTTTACACTGAGGTAAATAAAATGCATACATCCATCTAAA